TTACTATAGATACAATTTATCACGAGTTAGCACATGCCACTATTGAGTGTCATTTTAAAGGACACGGAAAAGAATTTAAGCAAATACGAAAGAAAATTATTGATGCTTATAATATTGATATTGGTGGTGCGGTATTAAAAATGGAGTAAAAAATATGGCAAAGACATTTGAATTTAATGGTAAGACTTATAATTTTGCAGAAGATATTCAAGTTCCGCAAGAGGGGTTATTCGAGGCGACATTAGTTGATGAAAACAACCATCGATGCGAAATGATTTTTAGGAACGGTGTACTATTCCGATTAACTGAATTAGATTAAATAAATTGAGGGTAGCGTAATTGCTACCCTCTTTTTTATTTGCCGTCAAAAATTCGTCAAAAACTCATTTTGAAATATGCTATTTTCTGTTATTAATTTTACTAAACCATGACATAAAACTTTGATTATTACAATGCATTTTGAAATATGAAATATTTTAAACCGATATACCCTTTTATGATTGTTAAAAATGTATTCTTAAATAAGTGCTTGTTTACTGCATCTTTTAGTTGTTGAATATCCAATTCGTCAAAAATCGTCAAATTTTTTAACCAAAAATATTAGCAACTGCATTTGATGCCGCTGCTTTCATCTCACTACTAAAATGCAAGTATGTTTTCATCACCATGGCTGGAGTATCACCGAGCAATGATGATACTGTTTTTACATCAAGACCATTAGCCAATAACTTTGTGGCATAGGTATGCCTTAGACTGTGCGCCGATAGATCATCTCCGAATTGTTTTATGTAGGTGTTAATTTGACATTTAACCCCATTCTTTTTAAATGGGTTGAGAACTAAATTATATTCAAACTCTAACTCATGTGATTTATATTCCATGAGTATATTTACCAATATAGGTGGAATTGGCAAAATTCGCACCGAATTGGCGGTTTTAGTTTTCTCGAAGGTAATTACACCCTTGACATATTGAAGCTGCTTATTGACGGAAATTTTGCGATTTTCTAGGTCTATATCATTCCACGTTAGGCCGTACACTTCACTTAATCGCATACCGGTATAGCGTGCTATTTGTAAAAAGTAATAGGCTTGTGGATATTTTTCCCTCATATATTTAATGAACTTATTCAAATCTTCATCGGAAATAGTATGGATCGCATTCTTACGTTCCACACGTGGTAACCTAACACCAATACATGGGTTATCACTAATAATCTTGTAAGGGTTGATTGCTATATAAAATATACGACTAACCACTTTATAATACGATGTAATAGTAGCAGGTGAAGAAACCATATTATTTACCACGTTTTGTATGTGTATTGGCTTAACGTCCGATAATTTCATATTGTGAATTGATTTGTAGGCATCCACGGCATGGCGGTACATATTTAATGTATTGTGCGTAATGTGGCTTTTTTTGATTTCAAGGAACATATCAGCAAATTCCTTGAAAGTTAATTCTTTTAGTTCAGTATCCTTGGTGAGTAGTGCGGTTTTGTCTAATTCCTTAACTATTACGTGTCCATATTCCTTAGCCTCACGTTTTGTTTTGAACCCTTGCTTAGATTTCTGTTTCCATTTATAGCCGTCTTTATAAGCAACTATAATTTGAAAGCCTTTATCCTTTTTCCTAATAGTGAAATTGTATTGCATAATTCACCTCATAATATATGCGTGTAGAAGTTTATTCCCTCAAACTTTATTTCCCTTGCGTGTGCCATGCGTTCCAACAAATCTATATGTGCATGACTGTACATATCGTCATTTAATATATGACCTATCTCATGTAATATGCCTTTGCGTTGAACATCGATAGGCTTATCGCTATTAACTAAGATGGTATAAGTGCCATCATCATTTAAAGTAAGTACTGCATTCTGACTGGGTCTTAATCGTGTGTAAATCAAAACTATATTCATAATACTTAACCCCCTTATGGGAATATTATATCTCATAATATGTGTATAAAATTACACATTACTTATTTGTAATTGTATGAAATAACCATGCTAAAACAGAAGTGATCCATATAGACATTGAAGAAACAATACCTATACTTAAAATAAAATTAGGCTTGTAATTAATAAACAATATATTTAATAGAATTGAAATGATTAACCACGGAACAAAAACTTCATATGATTTATCTTGTTTAGAATAAAATAATATAAATAATAATGTAGCAATGATACCTACAATACCAGATACAGTAGTATAACCAAAGAAATAAGCTACTATAGATATAACAGAAAATAGCAATTCCATATTATTTACCCTCACGTTTCTTTAGCATTTCGATTGTGTTAATAACAAAATCAATGTCGTCCTTAGACATATCTTTGCTTGCATCAAATAAAATTCTAAGATTAGGGTTGTCTTTTACCGCTTGTGCATATTCCGATACTCTTTGATCATTGTAATAGTGCAAACCCATCAAATCTTCTGGAGTTGTATTTAAAGCCTCAGCAAATGCAAAGATTTTAGATTGAGCCAAATCAATTTTACCGCTTTCGATTTTAGCAATGGTTGTTCTGTCTTTGTAACCAACTTTTCTCGCCAACTCATCTTGCGACATTTTTAAGTTTTCTCTTAATTTTTTTATATTGTCATATAGCGTCATATCATATCACCTCTTTGTGTCATTATCTATTATGATTTTAAAGATAACGTGAAAAAAAATCAACTTTTTTAGGAAAAAGTGTTGACACATATTCACCATGATGTTATATTATGAGTGTGAATTAAATTCACACAATGAAAACGAAAGGGGGTGTAGAATGGATACATTAAAAAAGATTATTAATGCTAAGGGTTTTAAATTAAATTATGTGGCTAGTGAGTTAAATATCACTACAAGAGGGCTACATAAAAAACTACGAGGTGATACAGAGTTCAAAGCATCTGAAATTGCAAAGTTAGTAGAACTATTAAAACTATCTGATAAAGATACTAGAAATATTTTTTTTAAATAAAATAGTGATTTTAAATCACATAAGGTGGTGAGATATGAAAGAGGTTGAAAGTTTAGTTTATACCGTATCAGATGTAGCGAAACTTTTTAAATGTACAGAAACAAGTGTATATAACATGAGAAACCAAGGCATACTTCATCAAATAAAAGGAATAACTGGAGTTAGGTTCAGTAAAAAGGAAGTTGAAAGCCTAATAGGACTAGATGATGAATACACACCAATGGCATATAGAAAGTTGAAAGCAGAGGTGGAAAGCTTAAAACAAGAAAACAAGCAACTAAAAAACGGCATAAGAAAAATCACTAGCCAAATGCTAGTGATCGTAGGAGAAGAATTATGAAAATGTTACAACTTCCTGACGGAAGATTAATTACAGACATGCAAATTATGACAGGCAAAGGGTTATCAGATTTAGACCTTGCCTATATTGATGCAGTAGGTATCTTACCAAGAGTTGAGGTTGAGGACAAGGAAAATGATTAAAGTATGTTATGCACTAAGAATTGCAGGTGTAATTCTAGCAGTAGGTGCGATGGGTAGTCTTGAATTAGATACTATCGATTACTGGACATGGTTTTTACAAACTATGTTAGGAGTTACACTTTGGTTTTTAACTGGATATTGGATAGAAGAAGTTCAATATTATAAAAAAAGAAAAGTCCGCTGTGAAAAGTTTTAGAAGAAGTTTCAGCGGACTTTGTGTAGAAGTATTGGAAAATACTCTACTTGTATTTTAACACAAGTATAAGGAGAAATAAATGGAAATTAATTTGACGCCAGTTGTTAGCAAAAATGAACAAATTTTCACTTGGAACAAAGATGAAATCAAATCTTACTTTGAGGAACAATTAGAAAAGTATAAAGGCCTTGTAGTAACGGAAGAAAATTATAAGGACATGGTAAGTGCTAAGAATGAAATCGTTAAGTATAGAACAACGCTTGATAAATTCTGTAAAGAGAAAAAACGAGAACTCAAAAGACCGATTGAATTGTTTGAGGAAGAAGTAAATGAAGTATTGAAAGTTGTTTACGATGCAGAAAAACCACTTGCAGAACAAATCAAATACTTTGATGAAAAAGAGGCACAAGCGAAAACTGATGCCATTAACAAGTTTATTGAAAAGATGGTTGAGAAATATGGAGTGCGTGAAGAATACGCAAATCAACTTCAACATGATAAACGCTGGTTAAATAAAACGGCAAAAATGAAAGACATTGAAACCTCTATTGAGGGAATGATGATTGAAATTGCAAAGCGCCAACAATCAGACGATGACTACAAACAAATCTTAGCAGAGAAAAAAGGCATGATTGAGTTCGTTGTAGATACTTGTAATCAACAATACGAACTAGCAACACCGATTACATTTGATGAATGTTGGAGCGTGGTAAAAGATATGCCATTAGATCAGGCTAGAGAGTTTATCAACGCAAAGTTTGCAGAACGTAACGAAATGGAAGAGGCTGCACGAGCAAGCATTACAAATGAACCAGTTGAAACAATCGAAGTTGTAGAAACAAAAACTGGCTTAACGGTAACTGTTTATGACTTAACCGAAGATGATGCAAAAGATTTGACTGATTTCTTGGAAATGCGTGGTTACAAGTACAAAGAGGTATAGATGGATATTAGATATAATGCGGTAAAAACTGTACCGCAATCAGCGTTAAAGGTAATCGACTTTGGGAGACTCAAAGGAAAATACGATATTTCCCCTCAATGGCGATGGGAAATATTAACGGAAACATATGGGCTGTGTGGCATTGGTTGGAAGTTCGAAATTGTTAGTAGTCAACAAGTACCAGTTGAAGAAACAAAAGAAACCATGTTGTATGTGTTGGTAAATCTATATATCAAAGATGGTGATACATGGAGTGAACCAATTCCTGGCTATGGTGGTGATTTCTTAATCTATAAAGATAAAAATGGTTTTCATGGAAATGATGAGTCATTCAAAATGGCGGTTACCGATGCATTAGGTACTGCAGCAAAAATGATTGGTGTAGGTGCTGATGTATACCGAGGTTTACAAGATACCAAAATTAATGCAGCGGCAGAAAAGGAAAAGAAAGAAAAAGAATTTGACCCTCACAATGCATACGCAATCGTATTGAAAATGGCAAGCGAACATGGGATAAGCGAAGAACAAGTAGGACAACAACTTACAAAAATGTTTGGTGTTGGTGTAATTGATAACGTTACAAGAGACCAAATGTCTAAACTTTATGACTGGGTAAAAGGCTATGAAGTGGACAACAAGTAATATTGAAACACTCCGTAGTCCGCTAGGGGTGATGGTAGTAATACCAGCACCACATGACAATGATCTATCAAAGATTACTACTGACAAAGAATATACAGTAGAAATCAAACGCAAAACTAAATCAAGAAGTCTAAATGCTAACTCTTACTGCTGGCTTATAGCACAGAAGATTGCAGTTGAATTAAGCAAGCATAGCTACACAACAAAAGAGGATGTGTACAAAAAGGCTATCAAGGACTGTGGACACTTTACATATATTCCAGTCCGAGAAGATGCAGTTGAACGCTATATTCAAATATGGCAATCGCACGGCATCGGATGGTTAGCCGAAGATGCTGGCGAGTGCAAAAGCATCAAAGGTTATCACAATATAATGTGTTACCACGGCAGCAGCGTTTATAACACAAAAGAAATGGCAAGACTAATTGATTGTCTAACAGATGAATGTGAACAATTAGGTATCAAGTTAGAACCTAGTGAGTACATCCAATCTCTTATAGAGGGGTGGGAGAGTGAACAATCGAAAGAAAAGGGATAACAAATTATATTCAGTAACACGTAAACAAGCCTATGAACGTGATAACGGACAATGCGTTATATGTGGCTACAGGGCTGAACAATGCCATCACATAGTATTCCGTTCACAAGGCGGTTTGAGTGATTTGAGAAATCTAGCTTGCTTGTGTATGCAATGCCACAATCAAGCACATGGTGTGTTTGCAAAAGAGATACGTAAACACTTATTAGAAGAAATAGAAAAGAGGACAGATGAGTATGAACGAATTAGTAATGATTAGAGCCTACATTGAAAACCGCATTGAAGTTTACAAACTAGACCAAGGCGACAAAACATTCAATAACAGATTAATTGAAGAACTAAGTGCAATCTATGCGATGGTCGATAGTGTATTGGATGTGGAAAATGAAAGTAAAGAAATCGCAAAAGTGCTTACTAAAATTGCTATGCTAGGCAAACCCTTAACAGAAGAAGAGTTTATCGAAAGTCTAA